GCCCCTGTTGACAATATAAGGTTAGTAAAAGCGCCAGTGGGATCTTGATTGTTTAGAGCCGCAACCATTTCTTGACCGGATACTGTGCTGCCTGGATCTCCGAGCTTAACCAACGAAACAATGCTTTGAGCTACTGCCGTTCTATTGCCTTTCCCTACCTCTCCCAGCAATCCTTGTATTTTTTTGTAGTTAGTCGTTATAGCTGACTCTTCTTTAATTATAGAGTCGAAGTTGTTACGCAATCCAGCGCGTAACTCTTTCCTTATGTCTGAAGTATCTGCATTGCCTTGTGGAGCCTGTAGGTATCCAGCTTCTATGGCCGACTTAACCAACGCGTTTGAACCTTGCCTTGCTTGTTCAGGATCTCTTTGCAGTAGCTCTAATTGTGCTTCATAGCGCTCGGTGCCTTGGCCTGTAGTCGCCTTTGTATTTGCAATTATTTCTTTCAAAAACTCGCCAGCATCTTCTGGGCCTGAACCGTTAAGAATTGCATTAAAAGCCTGATTATTGCCAAAAAAGGCTTGCTGGCGCTGTAGTTCATTGGCCGGTATGCCGAGCACCTTCCCTAACCCCATCGCCGCGTCAGGGTTTATTTCGCCAAGCGCGCCAAGACGACCGCCAAACGTGCTGCCGACTATCTCGCCTACCATTTCACGCGATAGATTAGCCCTGCCGCGTTCCTGCCCTTCCCGAAATCTACCGCCAACGTCAGCAATCATGGGGTTAGCGATGTTACTCAGAAGATCCATACCATTCCGCTCCTGTTCAACCATAATCTATTTCTGCCTTACATTTGTGTTTCGCTCGCCAAGCATGTCGCTTAAGCTGCCGATCGCAGTTTGTACTGACCTACTGGTTCCCAAAATTCCCGCCGCCTCAATTCGGCCAATATTTGCAGCAATGTTGCCAGCATTTGACCCTTGACCTGTCGAAATATTAGCCAGCAATACCGCCAATTGTCGATTAGCCTCTGCGCCTGCTGTGCCTTCAGCCAACAATAGGTTGCTAATGTTGCCTACCTGCCCGCCGACAACATCAGATATGCCACGGCCTTGCTCGTTTTGCAGGTTTGACAGGTTGGTTGACGCATTAGCAATGGCTGCGGATAAGTCACGGCCTGCCTGTGTTCGAACCTGAGCACTGTTAGAGCCTAAGTCTTGCACGATGTTAGCCACATTCAAGCCGGTAGACTGCGACAGTTGCGCTAGGTCTTGGCCGGTTTGCTGTAACACTTGCGCCGATATCTGACCAATATTTGCGCCTTGTAGTGATCCAGACTGAATGATTTCAGCGATGTTTGCCGCTGATTGCGTTGCAACCCTTGCTTGCTCGCTTGATACGTCAGCCGTTAAGCCAGCGCCGATACGCTGCAAGTCAGCATTGCTCTGTGACCCCTGCTGTATCAGGCTCGATCTGTCCCGCGAAGCATCACGATTGATGTCAGCAATTCGACCACCGATTTCTGCGTTGAGCCCTGCGCCAAATTGACGAGTAGCCGAATTATCCCTACCAGCTTGGTTTAGGATTCCAGCGCCAACCTGACCTTGTTGACTGCGAAGCCCTGCGACAGTGTTAGCCGCGTTTAGGCCCGTTGCTGCTTGTCTACCAAGCTGATCAACGCGGGTATTAAACTGCTGATTCTGTATTCCCTGTGCCTGGCGCTGCAATTCCTGCCTGACTCGACCACCGCCTAGTCCACCGATCGCCGCGGCGTTTCTTGTGGTGCTTCGCTCGGCTTCTTCAAGCGCAAATGCTGCCGCAGGATCGTTTGAAAAGTTAGCAATAGCCTCTCTTTGCGCTTCAGGCCCGAAAACACCTGTTAACGAGCCTTGGATAATCTGCGCCTGCTGGCCGGGGTCAATAAATCCCGATACAGGGTCAACGGCTTGCTGAAAAAGATCATTAAGGAAGCTGACACCTTGCTGTGCACCGCGATTTGTCTCACCAATGGCTTGATTTAACATGCCTTGTGACTGGCTATTCGTGCGGTTAAGCATCCCCTGTGACTGATTACTGCCTTGGGTTATTTGCCCAACGCTTTGCCCAACACCTTGGTTAATGCTACGTGCCGCGCCAGATAGCTGGTTTTGCGCTGAATTCAGCCCACCGCTTAATAGGTTTTGCGATCGTCGATCACCTTGGTTTATAAAGCCGACCCCCTGATTGACGCCATCATTAATCATGCCTTGCGATCGGCCTAGTTGATCAGTTGCGCCTTGGCCCCCGCTGATAAGGTCTTGCCGGGCTTGCTGCATACCTTCCATAGTCGCGCCAACAGCGCCAAAAGCGCCTTGCTGTAAAGCTTGCTCTGCACCACGAACACCCGTTAAGGGCTGATTTGGCTGCATGTTATTTTGCGCTAATACTCGCCCATCCGATCTAGTGCCTTCCGGCCCGCGCATGTTAAACCCATTGGATCCAGTCACACCGGCTTGCACAGGCATTGCTTGATAAGGCAATCTATCTGCCTCTGTCACATTGGGTTGACTCCGTCCGCGAATGGCAACACCATTGCCTATTCCGGACGATGGTCTTTCCATAGGAGTTCGTCTTTCCAAATTCTGAGACGCCGCTCTATAGGCGCTAAGAACCGAATTATCAGCCCCTCCCAAATCAGCAGTGTCAAACCCGCTTTGATAGCTTTGTGGCGCGTTAGATTGACCGTCATCGTAAAGACCACCGGCAATCTGTTGATTTTGCGCACCCGGCCCCATATTAAAGCCACCAGAAGGCGCGCCCCATGTAGTTGTTGACGAGCCAAGGTGATTGACAATATTGGGGTTGGATAATACCGCTGTTTGAATGGCGGAATCTTTGTTAGCTTCGCCCTGTGCGCGTGACGCTGCGGCGTAATCAGGTGGTGGAGGCGCTTTCTTTCCCATGACTTATAAACCTGCAAGTATCTTTGTTGATTTCGGTGAGAACGTAATCTACACCTACCCTGTATCCATCTTTGATCCGATATAATTCCTCGAATCCTATGTGCTTGATGAACTTTAGAGCCTTGAGGTTATCTGAAGGCGTCGAGCCAATGATTTTTAGTTTGCCGGCAGTGTTGAATACGTAATTAAATATTTCTTCAGCAAAGCCGTTTTTTAAAACCATTGGGTTACCAATCCATATATGTATCATGCAACTTGTATCTGACCAGCTATCTAAGACACAAACCGCTTGCACCTGGCCCTCTTTCATTACCGTAAGACCCTTTGTTCCTTCGGTCATCGGTGGTCGTGAGTCAATCATGGCGTTAACGTGCCACGGTTCGAGCGCAATAATGTCCATTCTACTCAATTTCCCAATAATTGCATCTATCCAACAACGCCCCCGAATTCGTACAAGTAATCGGTAGCAGCAAGGCGTAAATCAAGGCCATTGGATACGGTTTTTACCCTCAATCCGCATGCGGTGCCTACAGCAAAAACGGTTTGCCAGTCAGTAAACGTCGAAATATCGCCTGACCATACCGCAGAATCCCAAGTTCCGCTATCCCAAATGCCGGAGAATAAAGGCGTAAAAGACGCTGGGTTGGTCACGGGAATAGAGTTAAAATCAATTGATACCCCAACAAAAACCGAAGGGTTGCCGTTTGCCAAAATGTTAGGCCGAGCAGATTTAAGGCTTTTTAACCGACCTCTTGAGCCAAGATACGAATAGGCTTGCTGAATATCTGTCGCAATATTGGCGCCCACATCAGCATAAACGGTGCCAAATAATTGGACTCCGCCATCAGTTCCAAAATAAGCTATTTCATTAGATATTGCCCAGCAATTAGCCGCTAACCCGGTCCAGCGCCACCACGACCCGTTTAAGGTGTTCATGACGTACTGTTGTTGCTCGCTACCTTCACGCACTGGTACGTTGAGAATCAACTGATTATCTTGCGGATAAACGGTCATTTCCCAGCCAAAATTAGATTTGTAAGCTTCAGAAGATGCTTGAATGGCTTCTTGGATGTTAAACGTTAATGACGTTGAAGGGTCAATTTGACTTGACTGCAATGCTTTAGCGAGCGGCACAACACCTTCTACGGTTAGCAATGTCACGTCGCTTTTGTATTTGATCATGCAGCGCCGGCCAATGGGTTCGCCAAGATTCCAAACCCCGGCTAATGCCCAGCTTGAAGCCGAGCTAGGGTTGGTGCCTTTAAATACCGCAACTTGGCCTTCAGAAGACACGACGACAAGGTGGTCGTCAAATCCTTCGCCGCCATCAACCGTCCACGTTTCACATGAAACAATGTATCCGCCTTTGGAGAAATATCCGTCTAACCTGGTAGCATTAACGGTTCCGCCAACTGAATCAATTGGCAGGTAATACAGGCTTAGTGAATTAACAGCAACCAAATACAATCGACGCTTAAACACACATGCGTTAATCAGCGTAGTGGCAGTAACGCCGACAATGGCCGGCGAGGATGACGCTGTAATTGATGTCCAGCTAGATCCATCCCAATATTGAGGTGCGTCTGCGCCGTTAAAACAGCACAAATACGAATCACCCGCGGAGTTAGTAAAATTTACATGCTGCCATCTAGCGTTAGATAGCGAGTCAACAACGGCAGATCCAACACCACCAGCCGTTGTAAAGTCGTAAATACTACTTCCAGCCGCGCCGAATAGCGTTTGTGTTCCTCCCTGCGCGTTGTAGGGCATTAACGACTCAACTTGACCAGATATGCCGGTTACGTGATTGGCGTTGCCACGACGCACACGAACGTCTGTAGAGCGACCAGACCAATTTTCGGTATTAACGGCAAAAGTAGGGTCCATTTCTGCGAGTGGGTCTTTTGTGTTCCAGCCACGAATAGGCGCCGGCACAGAAGCGGTTTTGCTAATTTGAGCGCCTTTAACGGCTTTTCTAAAGGCCGGTCTTCGCATTATAAGTCCCAGCTACCAATCGGTATAATAATCCCGGCTTCAGGCTGTTGGCTTTCGCCGCCAATATCTCGCGTTTCTTTGGCACCATCACGGGCCATTGCATCCAATACCCGCGCTTCGTAATTCTCAAAATCTTGTGCGTATTCTAAACCTTTGGCATGACGCCACCGCCAAATGATGCCAAGACGCATCAAATCCTCGTCTAAAAGGCCAACATCACCGTCTGCCGTCCATAGCTTTTGAGCGGTTCCACTGGCGCTTTCGCACCAAGACTTAGTAATGTAGTCAAACGCGCATTCGTCGGTTGTAGTAGGGGTAGGCTCAATAAAAAGCAGGTTGCCACCACGGATCTGAAACCGTTGATAAGGCCCGGTGAATGGAAAAGACTTAATTTGCTGGTAAGCAATCGAGTCCATCGGCCTGATAGGTAATGATATAGTTCGATTCCAGAAGGTTTCGGGGATGATGTAGTCAAACCCAGCGTCGTCTACTACCGCCCCGTTCATCTTCCCTTGACTTGTTGCAAGCACAAGATTGAACACGTTTGAACGCTTTTTGGCCGACCATTGGTATCTGGCCGACAAATCTTCGCCCTCAGTGTTTGCAATCTCAAGCAACTGCCCAACTTGTATATCCGAATTGCCTATAATCGATGCAGGCTTTGCAATACCAAGTCGTTGCGTTGCGCGTTGCAGCATGTCAAGAAGTGGCATTATGCGGCCTCAGAATCAGCTTTTTTGGGTCTGCCTGGCTTTTTAGGCTCATTGGCTTTGGCTTGCTCGTCGATCTTTTCTTGAAGCATCTGCATTTTAGACTCAAAACCACTGATGGTATCTGCCATCTGATCGTTTTTGGCTTGTAAATGCGTAAATTCGGCAGAAGCAACACCATTTGGCGCTGTGTGCAGAAAGTTAGAGGCTTTACGTTTAACGTCCCGCGAACCCATGCCTAGTGCATCCATCGCGTTTTCCGTCATTTCTGCCGCTTCCTCAACGCTGCGAATACCCAATTCAATTAGGTTTTTCTGCATAGCTTGAGTGATTTGATTCCAACCAGTAATAGGAGTTCCATCAATAGGAGCCTCGCGGTTTTCCTCCCAAGCCTTCAGGTTTTTCAAGCAATAATCGTAATAATCTTGAGAAATGAACTCATTGCGTAGCTTTTCTTTAAGCTGGTCGATCCACGGCGTTGTAGGTTCGCGATATTTGTATGTCTCAATTTCGACATCATCAATCATTACCTTTTGCTCAACAGGCGGGC